TTGTATTGACCTACCTTTCTTTCTTTATCCTTATAACAATAACTATACAGGGGGGGTCTGACAATTTCAAGGGGACAAATGCCAACAAATCGGACATCTGTAATGTGAGTCACACGATATTCATGTGATATAGACCACATATGGGCGCTCTATTTGGACAAATCGGACATTGCTAAATCCTGCATCATACAAAATAAAATTATATTAACATTTTTAGAAATCTAAATTATAGTCGACTAGAATATGTTTCATGTGAAACATGGGGCGGGAATAAAGAAATGATAGAATTATTCCAGTATGAAATCCGAAAAGGTTTCGGTAGCTAAGCAAAAGGCTTATCTATATAAATACATACGGGAATATAAGGAACGACATCCTTGTGTTGACTGTAAGGTGCAGTATCCCTATTATGTGATGGATTTTGATCACGTTCGGGGGCGGAAGCACAAAAACGTCATGGAACTTGTTCCCACATTGTCCAAAAAGAAAATCGATGAAGAGATAGCTAAATGCGAAGTAGTTTGCTCAAATTGTCATCGTATTCGGACACATCTTCGGAAAATAACTAAAGAAGGACGGAAATGATAGAAAAAGTACTCTTCCTCAGTCTAACCCTATGGGTTATATATTTTATGTTTATAAAGAATCCGAAACAGTAGTATGGAAGCTATATTCTTCTTTCTTGGATGTTTATTAGGCGTAATTATTATTGGATCCGCCTTATTTGCATCCTTTGGTGAAGATAATGATCATTGGAGGAAGAAGGGGTAAATTCTCTTCTAGTCCGCCGCCGCAATTTTTTGGCACTTTTTTGCAATTGACCGCAATTGCACTATTTAGTACACTAAACTAATTGGACCATAGCTCAGCAGGCAGAGCGGGAAGCTGTTAACTTCTAGGTCCCAGGTTCGACCCCTGGTGGTCCAGCGCCTTGTTAGCTCAGTGGTAGAGCAATCGCCTTGTAAGCGATAGGTCAACAGTTCGAATCTGTTACGGGGCTCTAGATTAATTCATGCCATTGAATAGAACCAACAGCATCACCCGTGCTAGATATGGTTCTAATAGCCAAACAGTATACATCTGATACTGGGGTATCTGCATTAGTTCTTCCTAGCTGTAAGTCAAAGCTATTTTCTATCTCTAAATCTGTAGCTGCGTTATTCTGATTAGATCCCGCCAAAAATCCTCTGCGGACTATAGTTCCGCCAGTCATAGAGGTTGCTGTTACGTTATACTCTGTATCTTGTGTTGGAGTATTCTCTATCCAAGATCCGCCTGTAATTGTTGGATTTCTGAAAAGTGCATACTCAAAAAGATTGTTAGTCACTGTAGCTACATTTAGTCTAGCTATTTGTACTACTGAGTCCATTCTTCCAGACTTAAGACGAACTGCTGCAAGTGGTACAAATGTTGTCCCTACGTTTTGAAATAACGTTGCTCTTGATGCAGACCATACCTCTGGCTTTCTGTCGTATCCACCATTAGATAATATGGATGCACATATTTGTTTTAGTGAACTAGAACTAGCTGTGTTTGCAATATTTTCAATTTCATATCGAAGGGGAAGAGTGGCAGTAGTCATATAAACTTTGTCTATAACGTTAGCGTGATTAAACTGATGAGCTGTAATAAATTGACCGTTTATAGCAAATCCTGCCTTGACAGAACCTACTCCTAACCATTCATACTCCATAAAAAATATTTGAGCCTTTGTAAGATCTAGATTTATTCTGCTTGGACCAAAACCATTCATTGGATCGACATTCCAGTTTGACTGATTTACAACTTCTTCTTCAATAGCCCCGCTTGTAAATGTTCTACGAACTATAGATACTACAGATCCACTTTTTTGTAAATATACTCCGTTATGTCTAGAAAAATACCCAACTCTTTGACGAAGCCCAGTTTTAGCTGCATTGAAAACAAAGGTTTGAAAAACTGTCAAAGCTTTACCTGGTTGATAAGGAAAACATTTTTTAGACTCTCTATAAATCTTGTCGCCAGAAGCAGTACCTATCGTTAGCACATCTGTGGATTCGTTTTCTAGATAAGATACCGTAGCTGTACCGCTTGTTAAATCGCTAAACTCATCTCCAGAGGTATACCTATGTTGATTATCAAAAAGTGTATATGGTTGTGCAATCTTTGTTCTTCCAAATGCATCAAATCCAAATGAAGCAGGTGTAGATGGAGAATACTGTGGTATTCCAGATGTAGCGTTAATATATGTTGCCATTAGTTCTCCAATACTAGTATTGATACTTCCGCCGAAGAATCAGTTATTGCATAGATTTCATCATATGGGCCAAGTGTTATGCTTAAAGTTTGTTCTGGTAAAAGTCTAAATCCATAATCACTTGTAGTTACATGAGATGCACCAATGTAAACATTGTTGAAAGAAATGTTCTTGATAATCAAAGAAGACTCTGATCTATTTGGATTCCAGCTGCTAAGTGTTGTAGCAGTTGAACTTATTTGTATAATCCCATGCTTTACGGCCATTACTACATTATACCGCCTAAAAGGACAAATCCCAATCGGAGGCGGATCCAATTGGGACTTGCTACGCCGAAGCGTAAGCACGGGGAGCAAACGGTGGGATGCTACGACCCGTACTATCTAAGTATCACATATCTTATTTTTTAAGTCAACTACTTTAGTCCCAGGAATTTCCTCTGGTTGTTTTAATTGTATATTTTTCATTACCTGTTAAATCGTACAGAATATCCATTAGAGAGACGCAATGATCATGCTTCCAGTAGAACTGGCATCTTCCGTTTTCGACGCCGTGGCAATTTCCTAGCTGTTTTTCTAAGGCTTCTATAAACCACTTCATAGCTCCAGTTGCCATAGCAACATCATCATAGTAATTTTGAAATTCTAAACGAGCACTGTTCATATACCGAACTATTTGATCGATATATAACTTATTCATTTTCTTCCTGTGGGGTATAAGATGGAGCGGGACCCAATAAATATCCTTGGTCATGATATTTAATCATCTTATCTACTTCTTCCGCCCCTACTAATTTGCTGGCAATAATGGTCATTACATCATAAATACGATGGAGCATAATATAATTAACCATATCTAGGTTTTGTGCAAGATCTTCTTTGTTTTCTTCAGTCATGGTCTACCTATATCTTCCCAGAATTTTTCACGACCCATTTGGTCTGTTTCTTTTATTGTTCCGCCGTCAGTTTCTTCCGACGGCTTCTTCCATTCTTCCATACAAATCCAATCCTATTTCTTTTTTGTATTCACAAGAAAGACAGTATAGGTAAATTTTATCATTAATATCTTGATTAGGCATTAGAAGGCCTTGGTCTAGTGGGCAATCCACTTTTGACACAAGGCCCTCTTCTGCAAGGGTTAAATATTTGGACACAATCTGTATCCGCAATTTATCTCCTAACTACTTGGAAATTTCTGTAACCACGCCTTCGTGGCTGGCGTCAAGCCTTTCCATGATGACCAATCCTTACCGCCATCGGTCATATAATACGTTATCTCTGCGTTAATTACTGGATCAAACAGTAGTACATTTGACCGCAGTTCGAATTTCTCTTTACGATCTACACCAAGGTTTCCTAGCATATTGATCTGAAAAATTCCGTAGGAACTGTCTCCAGTATTCCTGTTACCGTTGTAGGCCATTGGTCGTCCATTGGACTCCTTCTTGGCTACTGCCCAAGCCATTTTAAGAGCTTGTCCTTCAAATCCTACAGCCTTGAGAAGTTGCAGCAACTCACGATCTGTAAGCATCTCTGAAGGTTTGTAAACAGCGTTGCTGAATTTTTCCAGCGTTTCTTTCTTCAGTTGTTTTGCTTGTAGTTTTTGTTCCTTAACCGTTTCTGGTTTAGTAACTAAAGCTTTTGCGACGGGCATTGATTCAGGCTGGACACCGAATAGAAACAATGTTATCATTCCTATAACAGTCCAACTGTGAGCAACATCGCTCAGCTTTTGTTTTATATTCTCCATTGGGGTTTCCTCCTTTAGAGATAACGAACTATAATAGTAGCATTGTTTGACAAATCGTGTCAAGCCAGTTGACCAGAAAATAAAATGCAAATATCATTTTCAACACCAGTCGTAAATATGAAATCCAATAATGGATATGGTCATGCTGGCACAAAAATAGTTAATTCGTTAAAAGAATTGGGACATGAAGTTGGTTTTCAATACCCGAAAGCACCAGTTCAATTAAATTTTTCTCAACCTAACTTTTTCAAATTACATAGAAATCAATATCAGATTAGTTATACTCCATGGGAATCAACTGTTGTGCCAGAAAAATGGCGTGAAATGCTTGGTTTAGTTGATGAGATATGGACAACATCTGATTGGTGTGCTAATGTTTTTGCAGATGCAGGATACAAAGATGTTCGTGTTTATCCACATGGTATTGATCCTATTTGGACGCCCCGCCGCCGTCGTGAAAGTGATGTTATAAAGTTTTTACATGTCGGCGAGCCAGCGCCAAGAAAGGCGGGCCAAATGGTTGTTGATGCTTTTGCGAAACTTTTTGGTGATGATCCGAGATATTCTTTAACACTTAAAGTATATAATCATAATACTACTAGAATATATAATAATTATATAGATAAGAATATATTAGGTTTACCAAATAAAGTATATAATAATATATATATAATAGATAAAGATATGACAACAGAAGAATTAGTTAAAGTATATCATGATCATGATGTATTAGTCTATCCATCATATGGTGAAGGATTTGGATTTATTCCATTACAAGCATTAGCTACTGGTATGCCAACAATTTGTGTAGATGCTTGGGCACATTATGAAAAATATATTGGACCATTAAAACTTAAATCAGAACTTATAGATTCACCCTGGCCATTTCCACATGAAGGAAAAGTTTACGAACCAAACTATAAACATCTACTTGAACTTATGAGAGATGTTGCTATTAACTTTAAAGCATATTCTGGATATTACTATGCTCAGTCAACTAAGATTCATGAAGAATATAATTGGAATCGGTTGACTAATAATGCCTTTGATCACATATTTAAAAAGTTTTCTTAAACCCCTTCCCTCTATAAATAAAGTTTGCTAGAATTGGAATCTATCTATTTTTAAATTAACCGTAAAAAGGCGGAGAAAAGGTGTTATATGTCGAAAGTTATTGAAAACCCATACGAGAATTTTATTGCGTTGTCCAGATATGCAAGATGGATGCCAGAAGAGAATCGTCGTGAAACATGGGGAGAAACAGTAGATCGTTATTTTGATTTCATGTTGAATCATCTCGGAAAGAATCACGGATATACCCCAGATGAAAAACTTGTTGCTGAACTTAAGGATGCTGTTTATAATCGTAATGTAATGCCTTCAATGAGAGCAGTAATGACTGCAGGTGCTGCTCTTGACAGAGACCATGTTGCAGGATACAACTGCTCATTTGTTCCAGTAGATAATCCACGATCATTTGATGAAACAATGTATATCTTGATGTGTGGAACTGGTGTTGGATTCTCTGTTGAATACAAGTATGTTAACAAGCTTCCTGCCGTCCCAGAATCATTTGAAAAATCAACAACTGTTATTGTAGTTGAAGATTCAAAGACTGGGTGGGCTAAGGCTTATCGTGAACTTCTTGCAATGCTTTGGGCAGGACAGATTCCAGCAATTGATGTATCAAAGCTTCGCCCAGCAGGTGCTCGTCTTAAGACAATGGGAGGTCGCTCTTCAGGGCCACAACCGTTGATTAATCTTTTTGACTTTACAATTGCAAAGTTTAAAACTGCAGCAGGTCGTCAATTGAAACCTATTGAAGCGCATGATATTATGTGTAAGATTGGTGAAATCGTTGTCGTTGGCGGAGTTCGTCGCTCTGCAATGATCTCGCTTTCAAACATTAATGACATTGAGATGGCAGCAGCAAAATCAGGAAACTGGTGGGAAAACAACTCTCAACGTGCATTATCAAATAACTCAGTAGCATATTCTCGCAAACCAGACATGGAGCAGTTTATTGCTGAATGGAAGAATTTATATGATTCAAAATCAGGGGAACGTGGTATATACAATGTGGCTGCTGCTCAGAAGCAGGCAGCAAGATGGGGGCGGAGAGATCCAGAAATCCACTATGGAACTAACCCATGCTCAGAAATTATCCTTAGACCTTATCAGTTCTGTAATCTATCCGAAGTTGTAATTCGTGAGAACGATAGTCTAAAAGACATTGAAAATAAGATAAAGCTAGCAACCATTCTTGGAACTTGGCAATCCACACTTACAGACTTTAAGTATCTTCGTAAGATTTGGAAAGACAACACAGAAGAAGAGCGACTTCTTGGAGTTTCAATCACAGGTCAATTTGGACATACTTTTATGTCTGGCAAAGAAGACCTTGATAAGTTAGGAAAATTCTTAAGCAAGTCTCGTGATCTTGCTAGAGAGACAAATAAGCAAGAAGCAGCAAACATTGGAATCAATGAGTCTGCTGCAATTACCTGTGTTAAGCCATCAGGAACTGTTTCACAGTTGACTGGCGTATCTTCAGGTATGCACCCATGGCATTCAGAATATTATATTCGTACAGTTCGTGGAGACAAGAAAGATCCTCTATCAACATTCCTAAAAGAAGTCGGAATTCCAGTGGAAGATGATTTCATGAAGCCAAACGATACTTATGTATTCTCATTCCCAGTAAAGGCTCCTAACGGTGCTATTGTTCGTAATGATTTAACTGCAATTGATCATTTGAATACATGGCTCGTATATCAGCGTGAATGGTGTGAGCATAAGCCATCTATTACAGTATCTGTAAAAGAAGATGAATGGATGGAAGTTGGTGCTTGGGTATATAAGCATTTTGATGAGGTATCAGGTATTTCATTCCTGCCGCATTCTGATCATTCTTATAAGCAAGCTCCATATCAAGAAGTAACTGAAAGTGAATATCTAGAACTACTTGCTAAGATGCCGTCTTCAATTCGTTGGGAAGATCTATCTTTCTACGAAACAGAAGATGGAACAAGCGGAACACAAACACTCGCATGTACCTCAGACGGAAACTGCGAGATTGTGGATATTTCAGCTTAGTAGTATAATTAATATTAGGGGAAACCCTAAATTCCTGGGCACCGTGCCCAGAATAAGGAGGTCTTTATGAAAGAAGATCTTAATAATGATGGAAAGGTAACAATGCAAGAGAAAATTCTAGCAGCGTTAGCAAGCTATGGTCGCCATTTCCTTGGCGCAGCCATTGCTCTATACATGACTGGCAACACTGACCCAGGAGATTTAATCAAGGGTGGTATAGCAGCATGCTTGCCTGTTATTTTGAAGGCACTAAATCCAAATGAGACTTCATTTGGCTTTACAAAAAAGGCATAATTCAAGAAGTATATTAGGACGACTCCTGTGCTAAAATAAGCATAGGAGTTTTCCTATTTAGGAGATTTTCGTAAATGGCAGGACAAAAAAATTGGGAAGTAGACCAAGATACTACTTTCACATTTGTAGTAGAATATAAAGATCCAAATGACGCAGTCATAGATCTAACTGGCGCTACCGCCAAAATGCAGGTCCGTGACGGAACTGCTCAAAAGCTTGCTTTTACTCTAACATCTCCTAGTGGTGGAATTACAATCGATGGCTCACTAGGAAAAGTAACCGTTCGAATGACTCCTACTCAAACAAAGAAATTATTCTATCCAAAGTCTATCTATGATTTAATAATCACAGATTCAAATTTGGTTAAGACTAAATTACTTGGTGGGTATATAACGCTCAATAGAACGGTTACAATATGACAGAAAATGTTGTAGTAGTCAATCAAACAGAAAATTCAGTAGTAATATCCACTCCAGGACCACAAGGACCAAGAGGTAGGACAATATTGAATGGCTCTGGAGCCCCGTCAAGCAATTTAGGATTAACTGGCGACTTTTACTATAACACAGCAAGCACCGAATTTTATGGACCAAAACTATCTGACACAACTTGGTCTGGCGCTACAATAATTACACTTTTTCAAGAACCAACAGATTTTGCATTTTCGTATTCTTGGGAGATAGGCCAGGTTCAAGGGCCAGTGGCTGGAGTATATTCAGTAGCAATTACACATAATATGGGATTCTATCCAAATGTCACAGTCAAAACAAGCGCTGGAGACATATTGGAAACTGGGATAGATTATAATAGTATCAATCAAATAACACTGACAATGGCTCAACCATTTTCAGGGACAGCGTACCTGTCGTAAGGAGAAAAAATGGCAAGATTATTCGTAACTGGCATAAATCTCAATAAGAATGAGCTTTTAAATGCCAGAATCCAAAACCTCAGCACTGCGCCGTCAAGCCCAGTAGCAGGTCAAATATACTTTGATACAACAGCAGCAGTCTTGTACTTCTACAATGGAACTGAGTGGGTGCCAGCCTCTGGTTCTACAGAAGTAATTCAAGATGTAATCGGCTCTTCTGTATCTGGAGGAACAGGCTTAACAGCCACATACAATGATACTTCTGGTATCACAACAATTGATTTAGATAACACAGCAGTAACTGCAGGCAATTATGGTAATGCAGATACATCTATATCTTTAGACATCGATGCACAAGGTAGAATTACAGGTGCAGTAAATAAAACAATAGAAATCACAACTTCCCAAGTTACAGATCTTGCAGAATTTATTGATGATACTGTAGGAGATTCCGTAGCAGGCCTTGTAAAAGAAGGCGAAGGAATCGATGTAGTTTATGATGATGGTGCTGGAACCTTAACAATTTCTGCAGAGGATGCAACTTCTAGCAATAAAGGTATTGCATCTTTTAATTCAACAGACTTTACAGTAGCATCTGGAGCAGTGACTCTAAATGCAGAGCGTGTAGAAGATATTGTTGGAAACCTAGTAATTGGCGGAACAGGAATTGATGCAACATATACAGATGGAGCAGGAACTCTATCAATTGACATTGATTCTACAGTTACTACAAACTCTGGATCACAAACATTAACAAATAAAACATTAGGAACAGGAAATTCACTTTCTGCAGACCTAAATGCAAATAGCAATAAGATTACAAATCTTGCAGCTCCAACAAATAGCGGAGATGCTGCTAATAAGGCATACGTAGATGCAGTTTCTGAAGGTCTACATATTCATGCTGCAGCAGTAGCCGCTACAACAGGAAATATTGATCTATCAACAGATCTTGAAAATGGAGATGTTGTAGATGGAGTCACACTTGTAACTGGTGATCGTGTTCTCGTTAAAAGCCAAACAAATGCGGCACAAAATGGTATCTATATTGTTCAAGCATCTGGAGCAGCAGTTCGTGCGACAGATTTTGATGCACCATCAGAAGTAGATGGTGGTGACTTTATATTCGTTACTGGCGGTACCTTGTATGATAATACTGGATGGGTACAGACATCAACTGGAGTAGCAACAATTGGAACTGATCCAATTAACTTTACTCAATTTTCTGGTGCTGGTACTTATCTAGCTGGAGACGGACTAACTCTTACTGGAAACACATTTAGTGTAGATGTAACACCAACTGCTGGAAATGCTTCTCTTACAAATACAGGTGGAGCAGTAGAAGTAAAAGTAAATACAAATGATGGTCTTGAAGTAACAGGAAGTGGTCTAGGTATCAATAATGGCACTGGGCTTACATTCTCTGGTGGAGCTCTAGTATTCGATACAGCTAACGGATACGGAACTCGCAAGCTAGCGTTTAATCTTGGTGACGGTTCAGCAACATCTTATACAGTAAACCATGCTCTTGCAACAAGAGATGTAACTGTTCATGTTTATGAAAATGGTTCACCATATGCACAGGTAGAAGCAGATGTAGAGCATACTGATAGCAATAATCTAACTATCAAGTTTGCTTCCGCCCCAACAAGCAACCAATACAGAGTAGTAGTGGTTGGCTAATAGTGGCTAGAAAGTTTTTAACTCCCGTAACCCCGCCTTCGCTGGCATCAGACCCAGCAAGCGGGGTAGCAGGAGCTATTTACTACAATACCACTGCAAATGTTTTAAAATTTTATAATGGAACAACTTGGTCTGCTGTAGGGACTGGCGGAGGTGGAAGTGGTACATCTAATTCTTTAGAAGTTTTGGACACCGCTCCTAATTCACCAGCACAGGGCAGAATTTATTTTGATTCCGCAGAAAATACAATAAAAATTTATAATGGAACAATTTGGTATGATGTTGCTGGTCCAAAAGAATTACTAGATCACCAGCACTATGCAGGAGAAGGATTAGTAAGGCATGTAGACTATGGACAATATGTTTCTGAATTAAATTATATTGTTTCTATGGACGGCGGCACAGCAAGTTCATCCTATGCATCAGCACCTAATAATGATATAATAGATGGAGGGAGTGCTTAGCAAATGGCAGTTAGAATTCAGCTTCGTAGAGACACCGCAGCAAATTGGGTTTCATCAAATCCAACCTTGCGGGCGGGAGAAATCGGTATTGAAACAGATACCCTTAAATTTAAAGTAGGTAATGGTTCCTCACCATGGAATTCAATTACTGCATATGCAAACGTTGTCCCAGGTGATCTAAATACAACCCTAAATGGATATCTTGAGGTCGGAGACCTAAGTAATACAGTGGCGGAACTAGTAGACGGAGAACTATATCTACCAGGTACAGATATCATATTTGAAGGTACAACAAATAGCCATGAATTCACTCTAACTGCACCAGATGTAACTGAAGATAAAACAGTCACTCTTCCAAATGCTACAACTACTCTTGTAGGAACTGATACTACAGATACATTAACTAATAAGACTCTTACATCACCCGTCGTTTCTGGTCTAACTCTGTCTGATTCAAGCATCGTATTTGAAGGTGCAGTTGCAGACTCATATGAGACCACATTGACGGTTGGAGAACCTACAGCAGATCGAACAATTACTCTTCCAGATGTAACAGGAACTGTTGTTACAACAGGAGATACAGGTTCTGTAACAAATGCAATGCTTGCAGGTTCAATTGCAAATGATAAACTTTCAAATTCATCAGTAACAATAAATGGATATTCAATTAGCCTTGGCGCATCTGCAACATATGGCACAGACAATATTTCAGAAGGCACAACAAATTTATATTTTACAAATGAGCGGGCACAAGATGCAGTAGCTACAGCTCTATCAAATGGAACTCATACAAATATCACAGTTACATATGATGACAGTGCAAATTCAATATCATTAACTGGAGCACAAACATATTCTGACGAAAATGCACAAGATGCAGTCGGAAACGCCGTTGGAAACGGATTAGATTATGATGACAGTACAGGTGCAATATCAGTAGACCCATCTGAATTTGCGCTAAGCGCAGTAGGATCTCCTACAGCAGATGTAAATATGGCATCATATAAAATTACAAGCCTTGCAGCACCAACATCTGCAAATGATGCGGCTACAAAGGCATATGTAGATAATACTACTGCTGGACTTAATTTCCATGCCGCCGTTCATGCAGCAACGACTGCTAATTTAGATGCAACATATAATAATGGAACATCTGGCGTAGGGGCAACATTAACAGCAAACGCAAATGGCGCTCTGGTAGTAGATGGACATACATTAAATGCTGATGAAAGAGTTCTTGTTAAGAATCAGACGGCGGGATTGCAAAATGGTATTTATGTAGTAACTGCAACAGGAGACGGCTCTAATCCATGGGTATTAACTCGCGCTACAGATGCAGATAATTCTCCAGCAGGTGAAATAGCATATGGAGATTTCTGTTTTGTTCAAAGCGGCTCAACAAATGTAGGCTATGGATATATTGTAAATACAACTGGAACAATTACAATTGGAACCACCGCAATTTCTTATGTACAGTTTAATGCTGGTCAGGTTGTGGTTGCAGGAAATGGTCTAACTGAGACAACTCCTGGAACATTAGCAATT